ACACCCCGGCAGCGCAGATCGAACTGTTCGAAGCGCGAGCCTAACCCTCCCCCTACTACTCAAGCCCGCCGACATGCGCGGGCATGGAGAGCTATTGCCATGAACCTGATCGACTGCTACGTCACGAAGATCCTCGGCGAGCCGTACCGCAAGTTCGGCCACTGGTGGGTTGAGGCCGAGTACGAATCAGAAGGCCGCCCAGGCAAAACACAGCTCATGTTCCGCACCGAAGAAGCCGCCCGTGCGGCGCAGATCGGATATCACTTCACGGCCTGAGGAGGCCCACATGGCAAACGCCACCGCTGCAGTGCAGCCAGGCTTGCTGCCGAGAATCATCCGGGCCGGTGATGCGCCCGGCTATCTCGGCATGTGCAGAGACGAATTCAAGAACACCGTCCGCCCATTCGTGCGCGAATTTCCGATTGGAAAGCAAGGCATTGGGTTTGATCGACTTGAGCTGGACGCCTGGGTCGACGCGTACATCGAGGCGATGGCCGTTGAAAAGGCCGCCGATCAAGACAACAATCGGCCTCGCAGCGAGCGTCTGGCCGTGACCTCCAAGGAGAATCCATGGCCAAAAAGGCAATCACAGGCCTCCAGAAAATGCCGAGCGGCATCTGGAAAATCGACAAAATCTACAGGGGAGAGCGAATTCAAGAGAGCACTGGCACTTGTGACCGGGAAGAGGCAGAGCAATACCTGATCCATTTACTGGAGAAGATGCGCCTGCGCAAAGTCTACGGTGTGCGCGAGATCAAGACGTTCAGCGCCGCAGCGGCCAAATACTTGGTCGAGCACAAGGATCAGCCCTCATTCAGGATCACTGCGCTGTACCTGAACCAGCTGGACGACTATATCGGCCACCTGCCGCTGACGCATATCGATGATGAGGCCCTGGCCCCATTCATTCGCGACAGGAAGGCCGATGTAGTGCTGCCGGACGGGAAGGTGAAAAAGGGAGTTAGCAACAGGACGGTTAACATCGCAATCGAGCGAGCGATCCGTGTTCTATCGCTGGCGTGCAGGAAATGGCGGGACGAGGAGCGCCGGCCGTGGCTGGACAGCGTGCCGCTGCTAACCAAGCTGGAAGAGAAGAAGGCGAGCCGTAAGCCCTACCCCATGTCGTGGGAGGAGCAATCGGTTCTCTTCGGTGAATTGCCAGACCATTTGCAGCGGATGGCCCTGTTCAAGGTGAACACGGGCTGCCGCGAGCAGGAGGTCTGCAAACTGAGGTGGGATTGGGAGATCTCTGTGCCAGAGCTGGGCACCAGCGTGTTCCTCATACCGGCCGAGTTCGGCGGCAGGCATGAGAACTCTGGGGTCAAGAACCGGGACGAGCGTCTGGTGGTGTTGAACGACGTGGCCAGATCGATCATAGAGAAGCAGCGCGGGCTTTCACGGGAATGGGTGTTCCCCTACAACGGCACCGCGATGCACCGGATGAACGATTCGGCTTGGAAGAAAGCGCGGGGGCGCGCGGCAAAGCTCTGGCAGGAGCAGCATCTACGGCCGGCACACCCTGGGTTCGCTTCTATCAGGATTCACGACCTTAAGCATACCTTCGGCAGGCGCCTGAAGGCAGCCGGTGTTTCAGAAGAAGATCGCAAGTCGCTTCTGGGGCACAAGAACGGCAGCGTGACCAGTCACTACTCCGGCGCGGAGATCGGTCAACTGATCGAGGCAGCAAACAAGGTATCGGCCACAGATTCACGCGGACCTGTGCTGACAATACTGAAGAGGAGAATTGGGTGATGGAAAGACGAAGTCACTCGAAAAGTCACTATGCCCAGAAACGAAAAAGCCACCCGAAGGTGGCTAAGTCGTTGAAATATATGGTCGGGACGGAGTGATTCGAACACTCGACCCCTTGCACCCCATGCGTGGAAGGCAGCCGTAGCTGCTTGAAAGCATTGGTTTTTCCGCCAGGCGCTCGCTGCAACGATGTCTAACGATGAAGAACCGAATAGAACAAAGTCACTTCAAAAGTCACTGGCCCAGGCCAGCCCGCCCGCGGCGTTCTGCCGACCGTTTCCCTTCCTTTATATACCTACCCACCGCCGCGGCGGATTCCATCGATCACCGCCTCGCACGCCAGTCCAGCTATTCGGCTTCGCTCAAGCGCTGCTGCGCAGCTGCCCGCCATTCGGTCAGCTTCTTCAAGCAATCCCCCGAGCACCACGACGGCAGAGGCTCCTGCCTGGCGCTGCTGGGCAGCGATGGTGTCGCAGGTTGCTCGGTGGCCGGCGCGCAGTCTGGCGATTTCCCCGCGCAGCCCGTCAGCAGCAGACTCAGCAGTAGCGGCGCGGCCTTGGGCCAGTTCCAGTAGTTGTCGTGCACTCTCACCCTCCTCGTCCGCCACGGCTTGGCGACGTTGTTCTTCTGTTCTGGCCTGAGCCGCAGCGCGCCGGTCGCGCTCAGCCACCTGCAGGCGGTAGTCGGCCAGCTCGCTGCGGGCAGATGCCGTTTCGCCCTGGGCAACCACCACCCGGTACTGCTGGCCGCCGGCGACCAACACCAAGGCGATCAGCCACCAGCACCAGGCCGGTACCGCGCCCAGCCAGCTCATGCCAGCACCTTCAGGGCTAGGTCATACAGCGCCTGGCGCTCAGCTGCGCCGAAAGGCACCTTGCCCGGCTGCCCGGTGTTGATGATGCTGCCGATGTCGCGGATGCGGCCGTCGTCGGCCATTTCGTTCAACCCGCGCTTCGCCCACCACCATGCGGCGGACTGGGCAGCGTGCTCGGGCTGCTCGAGCAGCTCCGGTTGATCTTCAAGCGGAAGGCCCAGGCCGGCACCGGTCTCGCGGTAGTTGCTGCGGCCGGTCACCTGCAGCAGGCCGCGCCCACGGAACCGCCAACCATCGCCGGAAGCCTCTGGGCCGTTGCCCATGCGGCCACCGTAGACCTTGTTGGCGATCTTCTCGGGCTGCCGTGCGTAGGCAGGTGCTGTCTGCACGCTGAAACGGCTGGGCCAGGTGCGCACCAGGGCGTCGGCGCTGTAGTTCAGGTTCTCGACCAGATTGCGCAGCTGGCCGGACTCATGGCCGATCTGCGCCAGAAACGCAGCCTGACGGATGCGGCTGTCGATCTTCCAGCGGGCCATTGCCCGGTTCAGCGCAGGCAAAAAAATGCCCGCTACTGGGCGGGCTTTGGGGAGGATCTGCAGCAGCTGCTGCTCTGTGACTGACATTCTGTCTTCTCCAAGGGAAAAATTTCTCTTCCAAGGCCTGACAGCTCTGGCCTGCAGGTCGTCTGATGGTGGATTGACTCCACTAATCTGACGCATAATCACGCAAATCGGGCGAAGCATACCCCTGCGGGTAAGATCAATCGTTTAGCCCTAATTAGCCAGTAATCCTAAAGCCAAAGGCGCAGACCAATGTATTACGGGATTCATTACCTTCGTGGATTGGCAGCGCTTATGGTGGTCATGCATCACTGCGCCAATTATTTGCCAGAGAGCATCAGAACGCCGTTATTTGGCGGAGCAGCATCCGGCGTTGACATTTTCTTCATGATAAGCGGCTTCATAATCGTTATTGCCACGAAGAACAAGGCATCTAACACCTCATTCAACTTTTTATCCCGACGAGTGTTCAGAATCTATCCAGCCCTTATCTTCTGCATAGTTGCCGGCTATTTAACAATTTACTCTGACAAGTCATTGTCAGACATCGGCCGAGCTATAGCACCTCTGCCGATCGACTACTCCATGGATGCCCCGGCCTTCGGCTACAACTTGATGGGGCCAGCTTGGACATTGACATATGAAATAATGTTCTACGCTTTTTTTGGCATTGCAATGGCTATAAACCATAAGCACAGAGCCATCATCGCGGCGACAATAATGTCAATGCAATGCCTGATAATACAACTTAACTTCAATGGGTTCTTCAGCCTTTCCGCATACACCCAGCTTCAAGCTACGGAGCCATCTGCGCTTACCTCATACTTTAAGCACGCCTCCTCCCCTATGTTTTTTGAATTCATTTTCGGGATGTTAGTCGCTGAGCTCTTTGTACGATTTGGGCACTTGGTTAACAGGTACGCTGGCATAGCTTCTGTCATTGCCGGGGCATCGGTATACATATGGCTGTACGCTTCTCAAAGCACTCCTGGATTTGGCCCGACTTACTTCGGCATGTGGTCAGCATTCCTTTTCGCGGGCATATGCATCTACCAGGCCAGCAACAAGATACCTTTGATAAGCCCACTTATATTCCTTGGAAACATTTCTTACTCTATATACATATCTCATTACGTGGTAATGGGTGTGATAGAGAAAGACAACATTCTTGGCTTCCACGACATGAGCCAATTCAGCAAATTCCTTTTCCTATTGGCCGTCTGCATAACGGTAGGAACACTTGTACATCACTTAATAGAAAAGCCATTTATCAAGGTGGGGAAAATGCTTACGGAACAGAAAGCACGGACAACACCACAGATAGCGACTGACTGATCAACCATCCAAAATTGCGCGCCGAAATGGCGGCGCGCTTTTAAAATCACTACAGAACTCGCAGACCAATGATTATTTATTATCTAACTTTATTCCAAACATGGCTAACCAAGCTGCACGACCAAAAGAATATTGAACAAGAATATAGAGATGATTTCGAAGCAGAGGCATTTGCATCGGGAGAGTTTAAAGGAGTCAGATTCACCAGAAACAAAAATGGCACATATCAAGACCCACGACTTCAAAAACGATGGGAAAGCTATCTGAGCATGATGATGGCAATTGATAACGCCTAAATTAGTGGCACGGTTTATTCGTGCCACTAACTCCGCCACTCCCCGTACATACCTAAAGCTTTACAGATATTCCGCCAAGGAATATTTGGCTTAAACCTGATGGAATAGAAGGCTCCACAGTTAACTGGAAGTCGTTCAGGCGAACAGTCACCGAAGCGTACGCACCGCTGATGATAGCCCCACAGGCGAATACCTCCTGTTTACCTGTTGGAATAACGTTGCAGAAAACTTTGTTCGTCAGAGTTCCGCTGAAACTACCCGACAGCTTGAGGACTTTTCCCGGCAATACGCTGCGCTTGGCATCGACGGAGACGAACCCGTTTTCCCCAGCCAGCGCGACGTCCTGACTGATTCGACAGTTACCACCGAAATTACCGCATGCGATTGTTCCAAGAGACCCTGCCGGCACATCAATTGTAAAGGTTGATGCGCCGCCGCGAATGCTGAAGTTATCCCAGGTTCCAATGCCGTTAAGATCGGCCATGGAAGTTCCCACGATAGCAGCATCCGTGATCACGCCATGCGCACCATCGACCTGCCAACCTTGCACGTTAGATCCGATGGATACCACGAGTCCGGTAGCAGGGTTAGTAGCGCGCAGGTTGGATACTTGAACGTCATAGCAGTAGCCGTCCATGAACGCTCCGCGCTGCGCCCGATTAGACGAAATGTTCACGGCTTGGATATCACTGACTGAAGGGTCATCAATTGAGCTGCTGCCCTGGACCCTAAGGGCCTGGCCTCCTCCGACTTGGTGATACCCGATAACCTGGACATCTGAGCAGGCGTCAGTACTGGCGTGACAATACACCCCCGACGCCTCGGTGTTTCCGGACGCAGCCGTGTGTCGACCGCCAATAACCTGAACCCCCGCACACACCCCGCTCCCTACCCCACCGGCGTCAACCGGCTTATCCCCTTTAGGGTAAACAGCTGCTGTACGGCACGCATCTGCCTCGGGCTCGATTACTTTGATATTGCGCGATTTGATCACTACACCGAACTGTACTCGTCCAGTGTAGGGCGTGCGTACCCAGCCGCTGTTAAAGCCCTGAATTAGGATCCCGTGCTTGAGGTTGGTGGTGTTCTCGCCAAGCATAGCAACGTCGTCCACGATGACGCAGGCGCCATCCAGTCCCGTTGGCGAGTTAATCACAAGGCCGTCAGTACCAGCAACACCACGATCAACGCCTTGGTCAATTCCGAATTTGCCACAGATAACTGTATCGCCACGGATGGCGATGCTTCCGGTAATGACAGTCCCGCCTTGTAGCTTGCCTAGGTCGGCAGTTTTAACCGGTCGTCCTTTACCGATAATCGTGGTAATCGGGTAGCCACTGACGCTCTTGTTACCGATGTTGTAAACCGGCTTGTCCCCGAATACCACTTTTCCGTTTGTCGCTGCGATCATGGCGTCAAATCTGGCTGAGTCGCTTGCGCCAGGGTAGTCGTCGATGCAGCGGGTATCGTCGAGCTTGTTCTGCACTGACCGCTCGCGATATGTCACCTCATTGCTACCGTCGTAGGAGGCTAGAGCGACACGCAGTGCCGCATCGCCAACTGCTTGCAGCTTTGGAGCGTCCGTTTCCCAGGTGCCAGTCAAAGTCAGTGGGATATCGACGGCATTCATCACCCGATATAGCTCGCCACTGCGCTGAACGAGCTGGGTCTGACGCTCCACCACGACCCCAGCACCGTAGGTGAGGTAAACCGACTCGTATCCTTGGGCGACCAGATAGTCACTAACCTGCTGCATGATCCCGCGCCAGGACTTCAGTGATTCTCCGAGGCGATCCTGGTAGTTACCAAGTCGCCCCGTCAAGAGCAGGTCAATGATCCCGGAGTTGTCGTATAGGTCAAAAGGCGAATTCGATCCATCGGGACCCACAGGGTTGCCAGTGTTGTAGCGCATAGGTTCTCCGGGCATAAAAAAGCCCGCTCGATGGCGGGCATGCTCGTTAGGGTCCGGTCAAGCCGGCGGGAATTGGTCGTCGTAGGTGTAAACGCGGGCGTCGTAGGGCATGCCCTTCATGGCGACGTTTCCGTTTGCAGGGTCTGAGCTGGTGATCAGGGTTGGGTAGGCCCAGCGCGCGGCCGGGCCGAACAGGATGTGTGGCGGTTCCAGTGGGCCGTCCACCACGGGCATAAAGTCGAGCGCATCCACCCGCGCCGTGTACAGGCCCACTTGCGTGGCAGTCCACGGCCCAGACAGCGTGCCATCCTGTTTGCGAACCCCGATCAGGTGCTCGCCGCCGGCGCTGAAATCCAGCGGCTCGGACGAGCGCAGCAATGTTCCGGATCCAGTTACCTCGAACCCAAGCAGGATCGCGCTCTGGCATCGTTTAGGAGCGTCATCCGCAACGGCCGCGAAGCTCAAGTAGCCGCTGTTGCTCCCGTCCATCTCGGTTTCCCAGGTGTAGACATCGGTCCGGAACTTCTGGTGGCCACGGCGGCGCATGCCGATGCGCCAGGCCCTGGTCCTGTCGCTGATCCCGGGCATCTTGATCTTTTCGACCTTGATGCCCAGGTCCCCAGGCCAGCGGCACTCGACCGTTTCCCATGCCCAGCTGATGCGCGAGAAGAACTCCACATCAACGCCATCGAAGTCGTTGATCGACGGCATGGCGCCGCTGATCTTCAGCATCTTGGTCATGTTCTGCGGCGAGTAGGTCTGGGTCTTCGGCCCGTAGGTAACATCGAACGCTGCACGGGCACTATCACGCACAGGGCGCAGTAGGCCCCGGAACGTCACCAGCTCGCCGAACCCGCACGCCAGAGCGTTGTTCACCATGTCCTTCACGGTGATTGTCGAGTCCAGCGTCTCGTCGTAGGTGTCGCCCCGGGCCACGCAGATCTCGTGGAAGGCCTGCCACTCGGGCAGGTCCAGATCGTCGTCCGTGTATCCGCGCTTCTTCAGCTGATATAGGCAGTACGGCACGATGTCACGGCTTGGCCCGGTACCGCCCTCCATCAGCGGCAGGATGCGGGTTGGCTCGCAGCTGACCTGACTCTCCGACTGTGCAGACAATCGATCGCCGCCGCGGATGTTGCAGGTCATCACCGTCAGACCTGGATAGCTCGTTGGCGAGTTCTGCATCCGCCCGCGCAAGTCCGTCCAGGTTGCGTCGTCGCGGGCCTCGTCGTTGATCCGCCCAGGCCGGTCCTTGTACAGCTTGCGGACCCTGGCCTCTGCCCGCATTGGGTATGGCAGTGTCACCCGGTCAGTGAAGCCCTGGGCATCCAGCGAGCCGCCCGTCTTCATCAGCTCAATGACGGTCCAGGCGCCGGCCACATCCATGTCCCGATACTCGAACGCGTAGTAGGTCTGGATCTCGTAGATCTGCCCTTCCCGGCCGATGCCGCACAGGCCATTGGCGTAGGTGACAGACCATTCAATCATGGTGACCTTCTCGTTCTCCGGGCAGCAGGCGAACGGGCCGCGGTAGCCGCCCTGCAGGTTCGAAGCGTCCAGGGTGATCAGTCCGTTGACCGTCTGCATCGAATTGAACCCAGGCCAGCCGGCGTCGGTGGAACCAGATGCGGTCAGGCGCTCCACCTCGAGCAGGCTCGTGCTGAAGGCCGTGATACGGTACCGCAGGCCGCGCGGGCCGATGGTTGCCAGGCCCTGCCCCAGTGCCAGGCCTACTACCGGCGATCCGCCGTCATAGTCCAGGGTCATCTCGGCCGGCTGCTGGGGGACAGCGCTGGTGGTGGCCGTGCCGGTGACGCCAACCGGCGACGCCCCCAGGATGGTGGAGGCACCGGTAGCGGTGATGGCCTGGCCGGCGAACGGCGTCAGCTCGACGATACGCAGCACACTGCCGCTCACTTGTGCCTGGAACGGCTTGCCGCTGAACTGCGTATTGAGCGCCGATACCAGGCCGGACAGGTTGGTGGTAGCAGTGTTCAGCGTGATCGGGTAGCTGGTCGCGCCACGGAACAGGGTGAAGCTCAGCGGGGTGACGTTGAAATCGTACCGGGTTGGCGCCGCCGACCCGGTGAGCGTCGAAGCGGTGCCAGGGTTGGCTGGCACGGCTGGGCTGTATGGCGTGTAGCTGTGCACGACGTACAGGCCAGCATTCGCCCCCGCGACCTCGATCAGCATCCCAGGCGTTGGATTCAGCATGTCCAGCGGACCACGCACGATGTCGCGCCCTGCCCCGCCGTCAATGACGGTGTAGGTATAGGGCGCCAGCACGCGGACGATGATCCCGTTCGACCAGTCAGCCGGGAACTGGCCGGAGCCGGCCGGCACGCTGATCGTGTCGCCGACGAACTGGTACGCCGATGCGGTGGCCGACCTGGTCAGGTCGGTGGCCATGGTCAGTTCAAGGCCGGCAGAGCCGCTGGAGCTGGCCCCCACCTCTGGAGCGTTGAACCAGTTGATATGCGCTGGATCTGCCGACAGGTCAGCGCCTGGCGGGTAGATGGTGAACGTAGCATCCGCGCCCAGGGAGATCAGCGGGGTTTCCCCTACCTTGACCTTGGCCAGCGGCACGTCGTACTCGCCTTCACCGATATACAGCAGCATCTCCACGCGCTGGTCGCGCGGCGCCAGGAACGCGCGGCGCGGCTGGGCCAGGTACGACGGATATACCCTCTGGTGGCCGGCAATCTGCCGAACAGGGTCACCGAGTTTGACCTTGTTGCCCTTGGCGCTGGCGTCCATCAGGGGGTCGCCCTGCTGGGTTCCAGCGCTGGACGGCATGCCCGGCATCTTGGGCATGAGCATTTTCGTGACAGCCTGGACACCCTTGAACAGAGCGAAGGTGATGGAGAACGGATCGGTGCCCTTGGGTTCTCGATAGATCTGGAGCAGGTCTGACGGCTTGAACTTCACCTTGTGCCACAGGTGCTGCTCGATCACCTCGTCATTGAGGACAACGCTGATTGGCGGACTTTCCCGGCGTTCGTAGGATGGGGCCAGGGATATCAGCCACGCCTCAATGGTCATGCGGCGGTCGGTCTTCCAGCTGCCGAGCGGCGCCGTGTCACTCAGCTTGTTCGGATAGAACTCGATCATCGGTAGTACACCACTTTCGGGTGAGCGGCTTCAAACTCGCCAGTTGTCCGGAGGCATGCGCCGCCGGGATTTGTGTCCAGCACCTTCAGCCGGCCCTCGCTTTCCACCACCACGCCGACGTGCAGGCACAGCGCGCCGCGGAACACGGCGGCAATGGCTCCAGGTTCCGGCGCGCACTCCTCCATGCCCTGTCGCAGGCCGTGATAGGCGGCGGTATTGGCCCTGAGCTTGTCCTTGCCCACGGCGCCTAGGCTGGGCAGGAGCGGCAGGCCGAACACCTCGTGGCGCACCGCGATACACATCCCCCAGCAATCGAAGGCAATAGGCCCCCGTGCACCCTCGCGATACGGGGCGCGCATGAATTTTTCGATCATGGTCAGATGTACTTCAGGCCGGGTGCCAGAGAGGTGGTCAGGACGGTGCGCAGACCGTTGGTGTTGAGCAGGTCGAAGAAGCCAGCGGTTAGCTTGGCCACATCGTCCTCATACTCACGACTGAGCAGCGTCATGCGGTACCGCTCGCTCGGGAAGGACAGGTCTTCGGCCAGGTAGCGCCGGAATGTGATGATGAAGCGCTTGTCGGCAGCCTTGGCCGCCTCCACCACCTCCTGCACCTCACCAGTGACGTTGTCGAGGCCAAGTACCAGGTTCTGGAATGCGCTGTTGTCGTTCTTGGGCAGGGCCAGGTCCATGGCCATCGCCACGAACGTCAACGTTCGGCCGTCCTCGGTGGTACACACCCGGTCCTCCCAGCCTGAGCAGTAGAGGTGGGAGAAGGTGCCGCCCTCCTCCCGCGCCTCGATGGTATCAACCAGCTCGCCCCTGCCCGAGGCATAACATTCCTCGATCAGGCTCATGCTTCTGGCCACTCCATGTTCACCGCCACGTCGATGACGTTTTTGTTGAACCAGTACTCTGGGAACTGCTCCCAGCCCTCAGGAATCATTGGTCGCTGCTTCAGCTGCAGAACCGCCGAATACCGCCAGCGGGTGATCTGCGTCAGATCGGGGCCCTGATAAATGCCCTTGAAATGAGCCTGATAGGTGGTGAAGCCGGCCGGCGTTTGAAGGGTCATTTCGAACCACTCAAACCCGTTGTTCAAGGTCCGGGCGTACCACGCCTCAAAGAAACCGGCTTGTGCCTCGCTGAAGTTTAAGTTGAACTTCACCTCGGTCGGCACGTAGCTGTGCACTACTCGGAATCTCGTCCTGCCGGTGACCATCTGCGTGGCTCGCATCGGATCTACCGTGCTCAGGCCATACCCCTCCTGCAGCGGAAGTGGCAATTCTGCCGGGTATTGAATCATTGCCGTTCCTCAGCTGAGGCTTGCGTTTTAGGTGATGGGGCTGAGGCCCAGCGCTTCCTCGATGCGGGCGAGGCGCCGCTGCAAGAGCAGCTCTTTTTCATCAGGCGGGACAGCCGGCTCGGGCACAGTTACGCCCGGCCCAGTGTCGGCCTCTTCGGTTTCGGTGGTCATGAGATTTCCCTACGTTGCGTTGCGCGAAAGCCCGTAGGCCGCCTCGATGGCCTGGGCCCGCTCGCCCCCGCCCCAGATGTCAGCCACGAAGGCGTCGATCTGCAGCTGGCCGTCGTCACCGGTCCGCTGATCAACAGTGCCGGCACGGGACCGGTCTTCGATCAGGTTCACGGTGACGTTTGGCTGAGTGACCACAGGCGCCTGGGTGCTGCCGGACGATTGGGTCGAAACAACCGAACCGCCGCCACCAGCCACCGATACCCGCTCGTTCGAGTTGATCGCCTCCAGCAGAGCCCGGTTACGCTTGGTTGCCGCGGCATTCACCACGAACTCGCCGTCGCTCAGGCGGGCCATGATGCTGTCGGAGGTCCCGGTGCCAGCGCCGGACACATAGCCGCCGGTGGCGAAGCCCGGGATCACAGCCAGGCTGGTGGCCAGGGCCGTGGTCGAGGTCAGCGCGGCCGCTGCAGGAACGGAGTTGGCGCCCAGCGTTGCCAGGGATGCCATCGCCGCAGCCGGCGCCCAGGCCGTGGCCGTGGTTCCGGCCAGAATCATGCTCTGACTGGCTGCCGCCGTCCCCAGGGTTGCGTTCAGCGCCGCATTCAGCGCCATCTGTACGCCCATCCGCACGAAACCCGTGATGATCTCGCGAACCACGTTCGAAGCGATGTCGCCCAGCGTGCTGAAGGACAGCTGCCCGCTCATGATCGCGTCGGTGATATCGGTCGAGATGGTGTTGAATGCGCTGGAGAAGATCGACTGGGTCTGCCCGGCGATGTCGCGCGCCTGGTTGCCGAAGTTCTGCACTGCCGCCGTCCACCCGTTGATCGGGTTGAGCATGGCCTGGTCCATCTGCGCCCAGCCGGCCTGGAGCGCTGCCAGTTGCTGCGGTAGAAACTCGTTCGTCAGATCGATCTGCGCCTGCAGGTCCTGGCGCTGCTTCTCCGTCGTGGCGTTTGCCAGTTCGGTGCGCAGCTGCAGGATACGATCGTTGGTCTGCTGCTCCAGCTGCACGCGCTGCTGCATGCGCTGCGTTTGCTGGTCGCCCATGCCCACGCCCGCGGCCGCGATGCTGTACTCGCTGCGCTGCCCGGCCAGCTGCCGCTCAAGCTGAGCCCGGTACTGCTCGGCTTGGGTAAGGCCTTGGGCGCCCTTGATGGCAGCGGCGTAGTTGATCGACGATTGAGCGAGCGCCTCGTTGTACTGCTGCTGGGTGATCTTCCCTTTCGACAGCAGAAGCTCCAACTGAGATTGGCGCTCTACATACTCTTGCAAGGCGAACTTTGCGGGTTGCGCAGCCTTGTACAGGCTGTCGAAAGCGGTTTTCGCCTCGTTCAGCTTGCTCGAAAGTCCTTTCTCAGTTTTTTTTGTGGTCTTGTTCGGGCTCGTATTCCCGAACACCTGATCAATCATCTCCTGAGCCTGCTCGGCTGCGGTCTTGACTTTGGTCGGCGTGGTCGATGACTTAGGCGCCTGAGGCTGGCCGAAAGTCAGTAGCGACGCTCCTTGCAGGTTCTGTTTCGACTGATACGTCTCGACCAGCGTCAGACCCTTCGCATATCGAACCGTCTGATCAATAACGGTTTGTATTGCGTCAACCTGCCGCTTGGCGCTCGACTCTGCGTTTTCGGCCATCTTCTTGACTGAAGACGCCTGACTCTCCATCTGCTTTTTGATGGCGTCAGAAGCGGTTATGGATGCGGTCAGTTGCGTCTTGAGCCGATCAATATCGGTTTTCTTGCCGCTCTTGATTGCATCCTCATACTTCTTGAGAAGGTCCGTTTGCTCTCCGATCAGCTTCGAATATTGAACTTGCTGGCTGTTTAACCCGGCTTTCGCCGCGGTATATGCAGCCTCCTGAGCAGCATTGGCCCCCACCAGGTCGCGCGTCTGCGTCAGCTGGGCAATGTACTTCTCCCAGGCTTGTGCGCCACCACCGACTGCCGCTGCTGACGCTTTCTGCGCGCTCGCCAGGGATGTCGCCGAGCTTGCCGCCCCATCAGTTGCAGTCTTGCTGCGATCCAGTAAACGAGCGTAGTCGTCAGCCTTCTGGCTGCTAGCCGAGTATTCGGCCCCGATCTTTACCAGTTCGTCACGGTACACGCCGGAGATCTGCGTGTTGCTGGCCAGCCACCCGGTCAGCGAGTCCAGTGAGCGCTGGCCGTTTCTGACCTCTTCAAACATGCGCTTGAAGGCGTCTGCCGACTCGACGCCACTGGCGCCAAGCGAGTTCAAACCATCGAATGCGCGCGTGAAGTACTCATCAAGCGCGCTGCTGGCGTCCTTGGTCGCGTCTCGCTGGGCTTCCATCCATTTCGCAGACTGGAAGCGCTGCTGCTCAGCACTTAACTGTTTGAACTTGGAGATAGAGTCGTCAAGCGTCAAGTTCTGGTCGATCAGTGACTTGGTTGCGCTGTCGGTGCTCGATGAAAAATAAATCATTGCCCCGGCGGCAACTGAAAGCCCCAGAGTTATGAGTCCAAGCGGGCCGCCGAATGCGGCCAGCGCAGCCGACCCAGCAGTGCGGGCAGCAATTCCTCGCTGCTCAGCGGCATTCAGCGCATTTTGCGCTGCTGTTTGAGCGCCGAGAATGGCAACACCATCTGTGCGAACTGCGTTTAGTGCGACCGTCTGCTGGCCTACGACGGCCCCGGTGGCAAGCTCAGCCTGGCGCGACGCTGCAAGCCTTCCCTCGGCAGTGGCCAATTGACTGGCGATCGCTGCCTCAGCCGTGCGGATTTCAGCCAGCCGGGTATGAGATGCGGTGAGTCCGGCATTCGTGATCTGTGCCTGCAGTCGCTGGATTTCCAGCTGCCGGTCAGCAGCCAATTGCGCAGCCACGGACTTAAGTTGCTTGACGCTGGAAAGCTCAGTCTGTGTCGCGGCCATAGCCTCGCTGCGGGCGTAGATAGCCCTAGCCAAGGAGGCCTCTGCTGTAGCCACAGTCACGCTATGAATCGCAACGGCCTCTGATGCAGCTGCAAGCTCACCTTGCCGAGCAGCTACAAGCTGCTGATTGGCTGCCGCTGTATCTGCCAGCCTGGCCTTGGCCGACAGAGCCAGCGAAGAAACCAAGCCGACGCCCACCTTGGTTGCGTAGGCTCCAGCTACGGCGATCAGCGCATCAGTGTTTTCGACGACGGTCTTAAGGCCGTCTCCGCCAACAGCAACAAGGCTTCCAAGGCCGTTGGCGATGCGCTGAATGCCCATCACGACATCTGGCTGAGCCAAAGACTTGGCCAGGGCGTCTACGGAGCTGACGACCGGGTCGACATTGATCTGCCCGATGGCGGCCAGGAAGTTGTTCTTGAGTGCCTGCGAAGCCTGTTCGAATGTCCTCGGCATCTTCGCTAGCTCGGCGTTTAGCGACGTGAGCGATTTCAGAAGTGCATTCGTCACGACATCGCCAGTGATCTTTCCGTCTGCCGCAAGTTGTCGAATCTGGCCGTTGGTCACGCCCAGGTAATCGGCCAGAGCCCTGGTAATCCTAGGTCCCTGCTCCATGACGGAGTTCAGTTCTTCACCGCGCAGGGTTCCCGATGCCAAGCCCTGCGAGAGCTGAATGGCGGCGTTCGATGCCTCCTGCATCGTTGCCCCGGAGATAACGAACGCCTTGTTCAGCGCGTCTGTCACGTTGAGCATTTGCTCTTGCGTGTAACCGGCGCCACGGGTGGCGTTAGCCAGGCGCGTATAAAGCGAGACTGTCGACTGCAGCGAACTACCGGTGTTGTTGGCCATAGCCAGCAGCTTCTGAAAGCTCTCATTGGCGTTTGCCGTCGAGGTGCTCACAAGGGCCAGAGATCCCTGCATATTCTTGAAAGCATCAGTCATGCGCAGCACTTCGCGGGCGATGGCGCCTACCCCGAGGGCAGCGAGTGCACTACCCGCGGCTCGCGCTGCACTACCGAGCCCACGAACATTCACCGTAGCCTCGCCACCTGCATCACCCAGGCTGTTAAGGCTGGTGCGCAGCTGGTCGATCTGCTGCCGTGCGTTTCGCGAATCGATCACTATCGCGAGGCGAGATTCCTGAGCCATGCCTTTCTCCGGGCGTAAAAAAACCCGCTCGGCGGGCTATCGTTTCTTCGGCGGTGTTTTGGGCTTGGCCTTCTCTTGCTGCTCGTCCCAATGCCGGCGGAATTCATCATCGAGGGCGAATATCGAGGCGTCGAACTCCTCCCGGCAGATTGCCGAAGGATATCGTTCGAGGTATTGGCCGATGATGGCTGGCGAGATCGGCGCAGGCGCGCCAACCATGCCGACGTACTGGCGCGATCTCCCGATGTGGCCGTAGGCCGCAAGGATCTCTGCGGTTACCGGGTCGATCTCTGGAGCCGGCGGAACAGGCTCTACGCCTTTCAGGCGCTCTCGCTTCCACCGGGCTTTCTCGCTTGATTCGCCCGCCCAGTCTCGGCCCCAGCAGTACGCCTCGACGGCTTTTTTGCCGTCTCTTTGGCCCGCTCCTCAGCCCGCGTTGCGATGTCCGTAGCCACCTGCAAGGCGGTAAAGTAAACATCAGGACGCTGGGCAATGAGCAGCTTCCCGCGCTCCTGGGTATACGGGGTGTCGACGCCAGGCTGCCCGGCCTCTTCGACACCCTCCCAGCCCAGGATGATGTGCTTACACACGAGGTCGACCAGCATGTCATCCATGCTTTCGATCTCAGGGATTTCGGCGTTCACTGGGTCGAAACCTTCGGTGCCCACGCCATAGCGCGAGTCGACGATGGACTGGTGCCGTTGAATCATGGCGTGGTGCGACTTGAACTTCGGATTAGCTGCCGAACCGACCTTGATCTTCACGTCCGGGGCGATATCCACCCATCGCGTGCCTTCAATGTCCAGCTTCGGAGCCTGGGAGATGACAAGAGCCATGGTATTCCTCTGCGGTAAAAGGCCCGACGCACACCGCAGGGCGCGCCGGGCAAAGGTTTAAGCGGTGACGGTGACAGCGCAGGTGTCGGTCTTGGTGCCGTCTGCGGCGCTGGTCGCGGTGATGGTGGCGGTACCGGCAGCCAGGCCGGTTACCAGGCCGGTGGCGCTTACACTGGCGATCGATGGTGCCGACGAGGTCCAGGTGACCAGCTGGCTGGCACCTACCGGAGTTACCACGGCTTCGAGGTCTGCGGTTTCGTCCACCGCCAGGCTCAGGGTAGCCGGGGTTACTTCCACCGCAGCAATGACAACTGGAGCCGGCAGGCGGGTGATGGTCGGCGGCACGCGGCGGGCGGTGTAGTTCAGTTCCACCTGGACAATGTCGGTGGCTCCGCCGTCCGGCCAGTCGCCGCTGACTTCCATCTCGGGGATGAGGAAGGTGTAGCCGCCATCTGCGTTGCTCAGGGTGAACTCGAAGCTGAGCGAGTCGCCGGTCTGCTGCGCCTTCCAGTACTCGTAAGCGGTCTTGGACCAGCTCAGGGTGATCGAGCCGCCAGGCACAAAGGTTGTCTGGATGATGTTGCCGGCGAACGGATTGCCGTTGCCGATGCAGCGCTGGGTCTGCGAGTTGTTGGCGAACTGCAGGTTGAAGGTGTCAACGCACGCGTTGTCGTCACCCAGTTGCACGCCGTTGATCTTCAGCCCGGTCACATCCTTGAAGCCGTAGCGCCGCTGGCTGGCCTCGGGCGCAGGGCTGACGATGAAGGAAGTGTTGTCGGCCTTGTCCTGCCACGAGGTGGCCATGAACGTGGTGGTGACGCTGATCTCGTTGTCGTTCGGGACCTCGATGTTGATCGTGTCAACCTGGGCGCCGCGGGCGATGCCAGCGATACCGACGTCAGCGTCATAGGCGGCGATTGAGAACGAGATGCGCTCGTTACCCATTGTCAGGGTATTACCGGACCAGTTCGCGCCGAAGCAGGAGGCCAGGAACTCGTCCAGGCCGCCGTAGCGGAACTTGGTCTCGATGTCGCCGCCGACATCCACGGTCGTCTGGGCGGTACCCTGCGACATCCGGCTTTCGCCGATCTCGTTGTTCTCTTCGGTGTTGTAGGTAGGAACCAGGCCGAAGCTGACGCGGGTCAGTACGTTCCATGGGCCTGGCGGGGTGACCCCCGGGGTTACTTCGCGAATCCACGCGGTAGAGCGCTTTGCACCACTGGACATGGGGTATATCTCCTATCGATAGGCGTAAAAAAAACCGCCATGTGGCGGTGCAAGTAAGGGGGGGCTCAGTAGGCACGGTATGGCACGCTGACGTTTACCTGGTACCAGCCGTGGCCGTCATCGCCGATCGTGCTGGCCGAGGCCGCGTAGCACTCAAACGGCCCGGTCGGGTCGCTGTAGAACTCGAAGTGCTGCACCAGCGTGTCGGCGGCCTTGGTGATGGCCAGGGTGCCCTTGTAGCTCGGCACGAACAGCTGAACCATGATGATGCCGGTCCGGCGAACGCATGGGCCGATTCCGACCTCTGGTGCGCTGGCCAAGCCAGGAACGTCCGCCAGCCTGGCCCAGATGGGTTTGCCGGCCGGATCGAACGGCCCCTGCGGGTTGTTCGGATAGTCGACAGCGGATGCGGGGATGCCCGCCCACTGCGCCATGCGTCCAGTGACGATGGCCCGGATCTGTTCGAAGGTCATGAGTAGGCCTGCGATACGCTGTTGAACGACACCGCGTAGATGCCGGCTGGTGCCTGCTTGGAGTGTCCCCTTTCAAGCTCGACGCTATAGATCAGGTTGTTTTGGATAAACACCTGCGTGTAGGGCTCCAGGCCGCTCATGGCGGACAGTCCGCGCTGGATAGTCTCGCCGCCGCTCTTATCCACGTTATCGGTCGACGTATATGCCGGAGATCCGACACTCACGATGTTGTTACCCCGGAACCGCCCGGTATCGACCGGCGACCGCAGCACGATCTCGTTGAGCATGGCCATGGCGATAACCCTAACGCGCTGGCTCAGCTGCTCCTCCACCACCCCAGTGAACATGCTGGGCGGTGTGCTCCAGCCTCTGTTCTTGGCCATGGTCACTTCCTCAGCTGGATTTCGTAGTGCGCCTTGGCTGGATCGATACCGGGGCTGACGATGCGATAGACCACCGGCTCGCCCGTGATCAGGTCGTTGGCGGTGATTTCATGGCCTACCGCTGGCTTGTCTGTAACCTCGTTGGCCAGGCAGATCAGCAGCACATCGCCCACCAGGATGTTGATGTTGTCGACCCGGCGGCTGTCGTAGCTGTCGAACACGCCGCGCCCGGTGTAGGTCACCGGCTGGGCCGTGCTGGTCTCGCTCACTGGGTCCCAATCGCCTGGCCCCATGTAGGAGCCGGTGAATGGGAAAACAGCATCGGCCAGATCGTCGTCGAACGCGGCGGCCAAATCGGCCTGGACTTCGTTTCGCAAGCCCATGGCTACCCCCTGTTCACAGCAAAGGTGAACGGATTGCAGCGCCATGGCGATACCAGGGCCAGGGCGAACTGCACGCCCTCAGGCTGCGCGCCTGCGCTGCTGCGATCCAGCGCGGCATAGGTGCGGCTGGTCGATACCGATCCGGCCTTCACGCTCTTCGCCTCGAGCGATCCCTCGGTCTGCTGCTGGTACAGCTGGCCAGTGGATGCGACCAGAGCCAGCTGTGCGCCGGCCTGCTTCACCTCCTCCGGAACGGCATCCATGTCGATGCCGCACAGGCGGAGCGAGGTGAGGTATGCGTTGGCCTGCGCTACCGCCATGGCCTTCTTGTCGTCGGGCGCCCAGGTTGGACCCAGGATTTCGTCGACGTCCGCGACGGTGATGTAGGTAGCCATCAGGCCTCCGCTGAAATAAGTGGGGCCGAAGCCCCGGTGTTACTTGGGCAGGTCTTCTACCAACTTCTGCAGCGACTCTTTCGAGGCGTTGGCCCGGTAGGTGACTCCTGCGGCGTCCAGCTTGGCCTTCAGCTCTTCGACTTCCTTCTCGGCCGCCAACCGGTCTTGCTCTTCCTTCTCGGCGGCGAGGCGGTCCTGCTCGGCCTGCTGGAATGCCTGCAGTTGCTTCTGCAGGTCTTCCTTCTCGGCCGCCAGCTGGGCGTTTGCCTGCTGCAACTGCTGGACCTGCTCGCCGTCTTCAGTGCCGCCGCCGGTGTTGTGCGCACCGGAGTTGTCGGGCTCGGTGCGAACCGTTTCGACACCGCCGGTCTCGCCGACAGTCTGCGGACCGACCGTGATCTTGCCGGCGCTGCCGCCGAAGCCCCAGCGTGCCTTGTTGTTCGGGTCGATGTGGTTGTCTTCTGCGAGTGCCATGGTGATCTCCTCGAAAGGGCTCTGTTACGAGCCCAGGGTGGAAGTGATGAACGCCAGCGGCACGTGCTTACGCGACCACTTACGCTGCCAGTTGGTGGCCAGGGCCAGGTCGGACCAGTTCGCCGATACCGGGCGGGTGGTGCCTGGGGTGCCGGTGATGGTCGCCGACAGGAACGAGTAGCCCAGCGGGTGCACAACGAAGTTGCGACGGGTCCACAGGGTTTCAGCACCACCACCGTTGCCGCGGGCCGGCTCGCGGTCGTATTCCATGTCGTCCTCGTCCTGCTCCTCGGCGTAGCCGATGGCGCCAGGGCCGAAGATGATCGACAGGTACTTCTGATCAGGCGCGGTGCCGATCACCGGGAGGCCGTCGTCAATAACCACCAGCATGTTCTGGTAGCGACCGAACTCGGGAACCTGGTCGGCGATCGGGGTGAAGTCGATCAGATTGAGGATCGACATCTCGGCGTACACGGCCGAGTGCATGGCGATCACGCTGAGGGCCTTGGTGCCGTTCGGGGTGATGATCTGCGGGGTGTAGTCACCCATGGTCGCCCGGGCGCGGATGACAGCAGCAGCGGTGATGGGGCCGCCGGCATCCACCACCATGTCCCCGCCGTTGCCGGCCACGTTGTCGTTGTAGATGCCCACGACAGTGGCGATGGTGCGGCGCTGAGCAACGCGCTGCCAGTAGCTGGTCAGGCGGCTGGCCACGAACTCGAGCGGGTCTTGGTTGGTGATGTTCTTCACCAAGCTCATGGCTGCCCAACCTTCGTTGAGGTAGGCGGCACGGGCCTGCATCTCAGCGCTGGTCACCGCCAGCGGCACGGCGATGTCGGTGTACACGTCGTTCGAGTAGTTCGACTCGATGGACGCGTCCAGATCGACCCACCACGGGATGGTGAAGGTGTTGGACGGGCTGGCCAGCAGGCTGGACATGTCGCTGTTGTTGACCAGGATGCCGGACTGGAAGAACGCGGTCTTCTCGACGGTGTTGACGCGCATGTAGTCGCGCAGCTCGTCGCGGAAGACCACATCGGAGAGGATGGTTGGCATTGCTTACTTTCCTTTTTTCTGGGCCGCTTCAAACGCACCCTTCAGGCGCGCATGCTCGGCGGGGTCATTTCGGCGGAGCTCTACGCGCTCCATGCCGCTCAGTTGGTCCCACGTTTTGGTGGCCCCGCCACCCCCGCCACCGGCAGCCCCGCCGCCGCTGGCCTGCGAGCCGCGCACCAGGGAGGCGTAGCGCGGCTCTTTCTGAAACTCTTTGCCGAGGTCTTCCAGCGTGGAGACAGTGAGGTTCCCGCTGGCATCGGTGACACGTACTTGGCCATCGACAATGCGCAGCCGGCGCTCGAGGAACTCCGCCAGGATCTCGGCGTTCGGGCCGTCAGCGATCAGTGCCGCGGCCTTGGAGGCAGCACCGGTCAGGTCGCGCTTCTCGATGCCGGCCTGCAGGTCTGCCAGCTTCTGGCGCTCGGCGGCCAGGGCTTGCTCGCTACTGGTGTACAGCGACTCGTAGTCGCCGCGCGCCTTGGCTGCGTCCAGCTCTTTCTGGGTCAGCTGCTCTTGGGCCTCACGCGCCTTGCGCTTGGCTTCCTTCGCTTCGTCCAGCAGAGTCTGGTTCTGGCGCTTGAGGCCTTCAACGTCCTCGTTTTGAGGGAGTCCCTCGACCGCGAGGACGTAGTTTTCGCCCTGGGTCTTGTAGAGCGCCTGCAGGGCTGGTTCCAGCGCGTCGAATGCTGCTTTGTCGATCAGGTATTTCATGTCATCCCCCGGATGATTTGCCGTTGGCTCAGCCGCAGGCGTAAAAAAACCGGCTCATGGCCGGCTGTTCAAAGTCCTGCACGCTCGAAGGCGAGCGGTTCAAGCTGTCTCAGCTCGTCCAGCGTGATCTGCTTGCCGTTCTGGTCCACGAACTTGTCCAGGGTCAGCTCGCCCTTGCTGAACAGCTTGTAGCGGGCCGGGCCCAGGACATCGATCTGGAAAGCAGCAGGCTGCCTGGCAAGCCACTGCTGATAGGTGGTCTTACTCGATACCTGTTCAGCACCGTCTGGCCCCACCGCCGGCCTGACCGAGCCGGGAATCTCCCGCTCGAACTCAGGCTTAAGCACCGGTATCTCGGACGTCCGGCAGTTCCAGTGGAATGGCGGCGAAGGCGCGCTGAATGGCACCACCGTGTTGTCAATCGAGCGGCAGAACGGCGATGTGCGCCCGTCCAACGTGGCGATGCGTCGCTTGCCGGCCAGGATGTCGTCGTTAGCCTTGAACGTCTCCGCCCGCGCTGTACTGGCCACGTGATTGGTCATGGTGCGCACCAGTGCCGATGCCTGGTCCTGCTGCAGCTGGTGCATGCTGGTCAGGCGCCGGGTGATCTGCTGGCTGGTCTCGCCCAGGGCAGAGCCGATCTGGATCTCTCCCACGATCTGCGCTGACTTGGCCGTGCCGAACTGGTCCAGCGCGCCGGCAATGCTGATGCGCTGCACCCCTTCCCTCGCCTCGAGCTGCATGGGCTCGCCCAGCGCGGCAGCGGCAACCAGATCGGCGGCAGGCACTTGGGTCTGAACCACTGCGGTGACCACCTGGCCAAGCATGCGAGCGCTGAAAGCCGCCTCGTACCCGGCGAACTCGCCGAGATCCAGCATCGCCTGCCCTTTGAGATCGCTGTAGATGCCCTGCAGGTCGCGCTGCAATGCGTCGATCTCGCTGGTGTATCTGCGCGTGCCGTAGGCGCTCAGGCCGCCGCGAACGGCTGCCTTGGCGGTGTTGATGGCCTTGGTGATGAACTTGGCCACCCGCTTCAGGTTGCCGGCGGCGTACCGGTGGACGTAGACCTGGTGGCGGGTGGCTGCGTCAGCCAGGTAGCCTTCACTGCTCATTGCCTTCACCTGGTGGCTGGTCGCCCGTGTCGTTGCCGGTCACGGGCGGCTGGGCCTCGATGTCGTCGTCGATGTCTTCGTCCGTGCGGTCCGACTCGATGGTGCCGGCCTGGCGCAGGTTGGTGCGCAGGTCGCGCTTGGCGATGATGCCCTGCTGCCACAGCTGGACCTGGGCCAGAATCATCTGGGCATCCATGGCCTCGTCGAAGAATTCCTGGTTGAGCCAGAACACCGTACCGGCCATGTCAGGTTGGCCGACCATGAATCGCTCGGCGTCCAAGATGGCCAGCTTCAGCGCTTCGGAGACGTTCCCGGCAATGGTGCCCAGCACGCTGTTGTCTGAGCTGTAGCGGATCCGGACGGCCTCTGCTGTCTCGGCACCGCCGCCCTTCTGGACGATGCGGGCCCCGATCATCAGCATCTGGTCCTGCTTGTCGCGCATCAGTTCCAGAGCCAGCTGGGTTTCCTTGGCCTGCAGCATGGTCGCGCTGCCCTGATTGCCGAGCATGATTCCGCGGCGAGAGCCAATGTGCACGCCGTTCGGGTTGAACTTGGCGAAATCCTCGGCGGTGATGCTGCTGGTCATGAACAGCGTGGGCTGCGAGCTGATAAACCCGGCCTCCTCCACCGTGGCGCTGTTGCCATAGTGCAGGATGTTGACGTCGGCGATGTCTTCGAGCGGCCCCTTGTCCACGGCGGCGTCGTTGTTCTCCGAGCCGTAGAAGTGGAACGGGATGTGGTCAAACCGCTTGCCGGCCTGGTCGGTTGGGGTGCTCTCCTCGCCATCAGGGATGTCATCGCGGTACAGGCGCTGCTTGTAGACGCCATCCTCCAGCACCAGGGCGCGGTACTGGTCGACGATTTCGAACTCGAATCCGTCGTCGCTTTCCTTGCTGATCTGCTCATGCAGGACCACCAGCACCAGGTGCTTGCGACCCTCGATCACCTTCTCGCGCCAGTTGATGATGCTCAGCGCCGGGTAGTGGTGAATCCAGGCCTGCTTGCCTGCTGATTCGGCGGCGGTGCGCGGTCGCGCTACACCCCCCTCCAGCTTCGGGTAGTCGGCCAGAAAGCCGCCGCGCCCGGTATCCAGGCACTCGCCCACCGCTTCCTTGGAAAGCTGCTCCAGGCTCGCACCGTCGCCGCTGGCGTTCTCCAGCAAGTACTGCACACCGGATGGCAGTTGAACCTCGGCCGTCTTGCGGAACACAGCGCCCAACAGGCCGGTGCGCGTGCGCCCGGTGACGTTGAGGAACATTGCCCGCTTCTTCAGCTGGCGGTACCGCTCCAGATTCTCTTCCGACAGGTTTGTCGGATCTGGCATCGGCAGGTATTCGTCGTGCTTCCGGATCTCTCGGGCGCCGGCCACGCATCGCTTGACCAGGCGCCAGCTCGGCAGAGCATCATTGTACTCCTGCCGGGTTGCGCTGTAATTCGGCATGCTGGCCTCAGAACGTGAATGTAACTGGTATGTGCTCGACTCGGGAGCGCTTGGTTTTGGCTACAGCGAAGTAACGGAAGGCGTCGGATGGGTGAGACGACCAGTCATGGAGCGGCTTGTCTTTCCAGCAGCCGCGCTTGTCGTCCCATTCCTTGCGGTAGCTCTCCAGGGCGGTGATGCCCTCTTCACACTTGGCTTCGTCGAAGGCGCAGCGGGGCAGAATCTCGCGAGCCTGCTCGATGCCTTCATCGATGCTCAGCTTGGGCACCACCTGGAAGGTCAGCGAATAGCGCTGTCCGTCGATCTCGTAGCCCTCTCGCGCGATTTCGCGCCTGGTCTTGCCGTCGCTACCAAATTCACGGTTGTCGATGTCGTGGGGCCCCCAGTGCTCGCCGTAGGTGTATCCACGATCCTTGAGCACCTTCATGTAATGCCGCAGGCCCTCACCGCTGTTCTGGTAGAAGTCGATGACGTGGAATTCCTCGCCGACGATCCGAACGAACCAGATGGCCGTAGAGTCGCCAACGCCGATGTCCCAGAAGGTGTGCACCGGAAGGTGGCTGTTGTCGGGAAGCTTGCCGATGCGCTGTGCGGCGTAGAGCTTGGTGAACTGCTTGGCGTAGTAGGCGCCTTCGATCGTCTGCTGGAATGCCTCGGCAGGGATCGACGGATACTCGCGCTTCATGTCATCGCCGAGGGTCTTTTCCTTGGCGGCGTACCAGGCGCGCTGACCTGGATTGATTACGATGCCGTGCTTGGCGGCCAGGTCGTCGAAGTACTTGCTCAGCCGGTCCAGAATGATGACATCGGTCGGGTCCAACCAGTAGAGCGGATTCCGCCACCAGCTGAAGAAGAAAAACTTCCAGTCCAGCAGGCCCAGCGGGACGCCAGACAGCTGCTGCCTCTCAGCGCTCTGCGAGTAATCGAAGAAGTAGCCCGCCCTGCCCTCCGCCGTCGATTCGATCGTAACGAAACACTCTGCGGCGACAGCCTCAAAGGCGCCGGTGACGATCTCTCGGGCTTTGTGCGGAAACTTGGCGCAGATCTTCCCGAACTCGGATACGTGCAGATACCGTAAAGTCCCGCCCCGAAAGGATGTGGACACGTAGAGCGATCCGCCCTTGCTGAACACAAGCTCACCAGCAGCATCATTACGAGCAGGGTTAGCAGCGCGTATCTCCTTGGGAAGGTTGTCATACGCATACTTGACCTTCTCTCGGAACAGCCGCTTAGCATCGTTCAGTGTGTGGGCGATCAGGGCGCACTTGGCGGCCTCGAATAGTGCGGCATCCAGCTGGACGATACAGACCAGCGTGGTGAAGCCCAGCTGTCGGGCCTTGAGGATGATGTTGCGCGTGTGCATCCCCTGGAAGTAATCCACCTGCTCCTGCGTCATGCGGAAGCGGACCTTCTTGCCCTGCTTGTCCGTGATGAAGTACAGGTTGTTCAGCCGCCAGAACCGGTCCCGGAGCAGTTTGAGGTGCTCGGGCTTCATGGTCAGCCATCCTTCGATAGTTCATCCATCAGGGCGGCCAGATCATCGACGGTCTTGTTGCCTTCCTCGCTATCCAGGCCGTACGCCTGACGCTCGCCCTTGATCACCTTGAGCTGGGCATCAACGCCGGCGTTCAGTGCACGCGAGAAGTCGCCCAGGTTCTCTTCGTTGACATCAATCTCTGCCAGAGCCACAGACAGCTTGTCAGCAATCGCCCGCCAGTTGGCCAGGCCAGTTCGGTGAGCGAGAACAAGACCAGCACGCTGCTCAGACTCATCCTCGACAATTTCCGCGTCAGTGCGCTGCGTACTTTCGCTGCGTACTTTCGTGCGTACCAGCTTCTCCTTGGTGGCGATCCTGACCTTTTCAGTCAGGTCGCGAGCCCAGCCTTCCTTCGCTGCGCGCTTGCGTATAGCTCCCTCTGTAAGGCCGTGAGCGTCGGCCAGCGCCCGAATGGATGGCGACCCAGCACGATACGAGGACTCTACAGACTCCCAGTCAATGGACTTTCTCGATGCCATTGCCGATGTACCCTTCGATGAAGCGCATGGCCGAATCTCGGTGCGCCTCCTCAGAGCCCATAGGCACCGCGATAACGCCAGCGGATCGACACGCGTCGATAACTAGAAGCTCCTCGTCCGCCCTCCCCCATGAGGAGAACACAAGAGCCTTGCGAATGATGGGAATTCCGGCCCGAGCCATGCCCACCTGCACTGCATAGGCAATGCACTGTCCGAGCCCGGAAAGAACATGCTGCTTTCCCTTCGATCCATCCTTGAGTTCGCAAACCGTGATGGACCCGTCAACGTGGATCAGCAGATAGTCAACTCGACCGCGCGGAACACTGAACTCGGGAATGGCCTCGATGATCTCGGGCACCTGACCGTCGAAGATCTTCAAGTGCGCATCAGCTGCAGCGAGAAGCCCACGAAAGACACCGGACAAGAAAGCCTCGCCTCCTCTGTTGAGATGGTGATAGACAACACCAGGAATGCCAGCTTTCGCGCAGTTGTCGTAAATCGCCTCCCAGTCGGGTTGCTTGGTGCTCATGGTGAATCCTTATTGGTCGCGGTCGACTCGAACTGTCCGAACCCTTCCGCCAGTGCTGGTATCGCGCCTCGCCGCCATCTCGACGGCCTTCTCGGCGGATGCGCCCATGTCCATCGCAGCGAATGCGTATGGCGTTCCGCTGCCAATGGCGTACGGCCGGTCTGCCTTGAGTGGCGACTTCCACAGGCCGGTATCGTCGTCTACGGCAACCATCATCAGATTGCCGTCGTGAAGGACGATTGCAGAAGCGTCGACCTTCCCCGATGGGGATGTGCCGAAATAGGCCCCCACCAGAGCGTCATAGTCACAGACGGCGCCTGTCAGGAAGAACTTCACGCCATCGCGCTCAATGCACTTGTCGCAATCATCGTCGGTGATGAGGTCGCCTCGGGTGACTCGGGAGTCGTAGGCGATTACGCCGTCCTTGTAGGCGATGGTGGTCATTCAGGGTGAACCTCGATCTCGATGCCGCGCCCCACCCAGTAGCTGAAACGCTCAGGGCATGGCTCTCGGCCAGTCAGCCGGGCCATGACGAGGACGCCGGCCAGGTAGTACTTGAGCCACCAGCGATGGCGACAAACTATGCGTGCAGTTACCGATGCCATTTGCCATTCCTCGCGCCACGAAACGGCGCACCTCTGTTTTGTGGCGCGGATCAATCAGCCTTGCGGGCCGGCAGTTTGAAGTCAGTGACGCGGTCGGCAATGTTGCGCACCTTCTCGACACCGAGGAAGCCGACCCATCCACCTACGAACGTGGACATGCTCTGCGGCAGGCCGAAGAACTCCAGGCCGCTGATGATCGTCAGGGTAAGACCGCCGCAGATCGCGCCCTCGACCAGCATCTGGCGACGAGTACCACCTCCGTAGGTGATTCGCAGAACAGCCATGGCGCAGGAAAGGCCTGCCGCGTACAGGAGGGGCGAATGCTGGCTCAACCACGCAAGAGCAATCGCCCAGGTGTCTGGTTTGTCTGGCATGTTGGACATACTCGATATCCCCTGAGGGGCGGCAAGAAGAAAAGGTCAGGTGAGCCCCTATTTAGGGACCGGGCAAGCGGCGAGGAGAAGAAAAAGATGGCTCCGTGCTATCGTCGCAATCCCTACAACCGCGACACAGGATGGAACCATGTCAAATTTCATCATCACCTTTGAGTTCAAGTCCGACGAAACCCGAACGGCTCGATATGACTCATTCGTGAAGAAAATAAACGAGCTAACTGAGTACAGGCACTGGGACGAGACCACATCCTTCTACTGCGTCCAACTGGACACGACAGCAGATGATCTGTGCTCATCTCTGTACTACGGCAGCGAGTTCAATGCCAACAAAGACAAGATGGTGGTGATAGATGTAAGCAATAGGGTGAAAGCGGTGAAGGGGCCGCTAGAGTACCCTGGCCTGCTAGATAAATACCTAGGCTTCTGATTCTGCAAGGCGGCCTGTAGCCATCAGCGACTCAATCTCAGAAACTCGGACTTCATATCGAGCCAGCGTTTCCTGATTGAACCGCAGCGCGCCAGCAAGCTGCTTCTCACGAGCAGCAGCTTCGGAGTGGAGCTTAGCCACCTCAGCCAGCTTGGCCTCTTGGGCGATAACCGATTCAACGGCTTGGCGGTACAAGCTTTTCATGCTGATCTCCGAAGACAACAAAGCCCAGGCCCATACCTGGGCCCTAGAATGATTTGCGTGTCTTCCCACGCCGCCCACCGAAGACCATTCCAGCGCTGGCACCCAAATGCACCAGTCTCGCCGATCAAGTCTCGCGCCACCCACCAGCACAGTGAGGGAATGGATGCGCGGGCTGCCGGTGTTTTTCCGTACACCACACTACCGGCTAGCAGTGTCCAGGCGTTCCCGTTAGGGCTGCCCTGGCTGCAGTTGCGTCAGGAAGCTGGGGAGATGTCCACGTAGTAGGCCTTGCCAACCTCAAGCTTCTCGGCTACCTCAGTGACGATCCCGGCGCGGAAGTGGCCATATGGCGTGTACTTCCCGTAGATCGAATCCTCGGTGGCGGGGTCGCTGGAGTAGACGGCGCCGAACTGGACAGTGCAGAGCTGGCCCTGGCTGTGCTCGTTCGGGGTCACTTCGTGGCAGATCATTTTGCAGCGCATGCGATTGAGCATGATTGGCTCTCCAGGTGAAGCAGGTTGGCCTATCAGTCTTTCGCCTGCTGGAAACGAAAATCCCGGCGCTCGGCCGGGACTCTTGAGGCCCTCATGGGGGCAATAAAAAAGCCCAGCACAATGGCCGGGCTTTGATGGTCACTCCTCAACTAGCGCAGGAATGACAGGATGGGTGAATATTCGGCGAAGCGGCATGTGATGTCAATAGGCTTTATGCAGCATCTTGATCATCGAACAAAACCCCCTCGCTGCCCAGGATCTCGCCTGCCTCCACCAGCGCTTCATCCACCATCTTGTCCAGCCCCTTGAAGATTTTGCGGCGCCAGTCTCGGCGGGTGCGCTCTGGATTCCCATCGAGATCCCAGGTGTTCATGTCGTAGTTGTGCGCGGGCAGAATGATCACCCCTTCGCACGGCGCTTCCTGGCGCTGCTTCAGCTTTGTGTTGATGACCTGCTGGGCTTTCGCAACGGCGGCCTTTCGCCAAGCAGGGGCATCGTCGTCAACCTCAATCGTCACCTTTTGAGAGACCGGTCGCTCAGCGCCCCCAAGCTGCGGGTAGGCCCATGCGGTCACCGCCTTGGTGAGGAACAGCCTGGGTGCCGGCGAGGTTACATGCGCAACGATTCGGCCTATGGCGCCAACCTTGGAAGCCATATGCGTCGAGTAGCGCGCATTCAGGGCCAGCCAGTGCTTAGGCTGGAGACAGGAATGCAGCCTCCCGAACACCCAGCAGTCAGTCAGGAATGCCGCATCCTTGCCGACGATCTCGCCCTTCAACTTGCTGGACTGCACCTTTGGGGTGTAGTCACAGCCGCCAGCGCTGTTGATCGTCTCGGATGCCAGCGCTCGAATTACTGCGGATATCACGTCCGGATAGATCATTCCCCACCCCCTGCCCGCTTGGCCTTGCTCAAAATGAATTCTTCGTAGTACCGCTTGCGGCGCACTGCCACAGCCCAGGACAACGCCACACCACCCACCACCATGAGGGTGGCCAAAATCAGGAATCCCCATGCTGGTGTCATGCTGCAGCCCTCCTCAGGTCTTTGAGCTTCTGCCTGTACAGGGCCTTGATGGCCTGCA